TGCGAGGATCCTTGTCCTTCGCCAACGCTTCGGAACGCTGCCGAGCAGCGGATGACTTGCCCATGATCGGATCGCCCATCTCGTCCGTACCAATCTGCATTTCGAACTCGCGGTTGAGTCGAGACATCTCGACTCCGACGGCGTTGTCCTGCACGAGCGTGGACAGCCGACCGATCTGCTCGCGGCCGTTGTCCTTCGACATGCTGACAAGCAGTTGCTTTGTCTCCTGCATCGCAGCGGCTGGGTCGAGATCGGCGATCGTCATCAGCAACTGACCGAGTTGCGGAGGGACGCTAGGAGCAGAGGCAAGGATGCGGGAGATCCCGTCCTTAGCCTTGCGCTTGTCGTGTTCGAACTCCATGCGCATCCTGACCTCGGCGCGGGTCTTGTTGCGCTGGGTGAGCAAGGTCATCCATTGCTCATGCCTGATCGGGACATTCGCGCCGTTGATGGTGATCGCAGGCGTTCCGTCCTCAAAGAAGCCGAGGTCGAAGGTCTCCATGCCGACTGGATCGCCATCGGCAATGCCGCGCATCGTCAATGTGAAGTCATTGACATCGCTGGCTCGTCCGCGCATGTCGCGCTCGTTTGCAATGCCCTGAGCGGGCGGCTGTGACGGTGCCATTGCTGAAGCAGAAGGACTGACATTTGGCACCATTTCCTCTGCGGCTTCGGCAAAGCCTTGAGCAGAAGAACTGATTCTCGGAATCATTTCTTCCACACCTTCGGTAGATGTGGATCGTGGCAAATACGATCCGCCAGCAACTTTCTCGGGTGCGGTTGGTTCCATGACGCCGTTGGGATCAATAGGCATAGTCGCGTCCACCTTCCCCGAAGAGCGGAGTGTCCTGATCCTTGTCCTCGATGGCCTTGACCATGCGCCCATCCTGAGTGCGCATCATGCCGCGCGCACGAGATTGCGGCTTGTCCTGCGGCATCGAGTATCCCGATCCACGACGGATGCCACGGGATTCGAACTCGGGAACCGTCTCCTCATACGGATTGATCGGTGCCTTGCCGGAGAATCGCGGAGCGCCACCACCCATCGCTCCCGCGAACCACTCGGAGAATGCCTTGTTCGTAGCAGCCTTCTTGTTTCGGTCGCGCGTGTTGAGACCACGGTCGATTCCGACCACATCCATACTCGCGTACCAATCGCGCTCCGCCTCGCGCTGCTTCTGCTGCAACTCAAGGGTGCGCTTCATCTGTCGGTCGGCTGCGCGCTCGCGTCCTTCTTCTGCACGCCGTTCCGATTCCAGTTGGCTCTTCTCCGCGCGTTCTTCGGCGCGCAACTGCTTGCGCTCGATCTCGGCGAGATCCTCAAGCCGTTCCGAACGCTGACGCCGCTGCGCATCAAACGCCATCTCGGTGCCGATGGTCGCTTCCATCGCCGCGCCTGCGCCCGCGAACGGGTTGTTCGGGTCGTAGGCTTGGAAGCCCCGGCCGATGCCCATGCCGATGGCCTGAAGACGCTCGCGTGTGAAGAAGTTCTCGTTCTCAGTAGGCATGTCAGAACCTCGGTCCCGAAACAGGGAACCCTTGCGCATTCCATCCACCCGTTCCGTACTGCTGATAATGGCTGTAGTACTGCGACGGCGACATTCCGCCTGACTGCATACTTTGGCTGGCCCAGTTTCCGCCAGCGCCAGCAGCAGCGCCTGCCGCTGGTGCAGCCATGCCGCTGAGTCCAGCACCAAACACAGCACCACCAATGGAACCTAGAGCGGATCCAAATGCGCTCACACCAGCGCCAGCAAGATTCGCAGCCTGACCGCCGAACTGGTATCCGACATTGAGACCCTGCTGGTACAGGTTGAACTGCTGTCCAAGACCCTGCGTCTGCATGTTCGCGATGTTTCCGCTGTAGGTTTGATACATGTTCGACAGGTTTGTCGCCATGCTCTGCTGGATACCCGACAGACCCTGACCCATCTGAGCGGACAGAGTAGACATGCCTTGAGCGCGCTGCGCCTCAAGCGCGGACAACTGGCCCGCGTACTGCTCGCGGATCACGCCCTCGCGGAGAGCGCCCTGAGATCCGATGTTCTGAACGCGCTGTTGCCCGAATGTGGTCTGTCCAAGGCCCGTGAAGGCGTTGCTCGCTGTCTGCGCTGCCTCCTGCCTCCGGGTCTCCTGACGGGTGGCCTCGATCGTCGATTCGCGACCGATGCGCATTTCACCAAGAGCGCGATCCATGCCCTGACCGTATTCGGTACGAGCCTGATCAAAGTAGCGGGTGAACGACTGCTCGGCACGCTGCATCTCCGTGCGGTAGAGCGACATGTTCTGCTCACGCTCTTGCGAGTACTGCTGCATGATCGGGCCGAACAGGTCGCGATACTCGTCTCCAAGTTCGCGAAAGTCTTCGATCGCCATTGCCTGCATACCAAGCAATGCCTTGCGACGCTGTCGCTGGCCGATCGCGCCCATTGCTGCACCGCCAAGCAGCATGGCTCCGCCAATAATCAGGGGTATTGCCATTACGGATCACCTCGGCTCTTGCCGACTTGAGACACGATCACGGACATTCTTTCGATGGACCAAGGCTTTCCGTCGGACGCGATCGTGATGTACATCGCCTCGCCACGGATGCGGCACTTCTTTGCTGTGTTTCGGCCTGCAACAAGCGTGCCGATTTCCTGAACCTCGGCCTCGGGGAAAGACGCGCCCGAGACATCGGCGTTGTCCTTATCATCGGGAGAGACGGGGTTCTGCGTCATGGTGATCATCGCACCATCGGGGCTGCCCGGATCGTCCGTGATCTGCTCGTACTCGTTCACGAGCGTCACAGAGTCCTCGATGATCCATTGCGTTCCGTCCCAGTTGATGACCCAGTTGCCGGGACCGTTGTAGACGCGGGTCGTTCCCGAAGCAAACGGATCGTCCTGCGTGTACTGCCCGAACGGGCGGACAGCGAAACGGCCGTCGATGTTGTTTGGTGATGGAGTTGCGATCGTTCCTCCGTCATACAGCGGAGTAGGACCAGCGCCGCTGGCGTCTCCTCCGTCGATGACGAGCGGATTGAGGTTGATCACGAACAGGCTGTCCGTCTGCAAGCCCAGCGCGGTCTGAGCCGTATCTCCCTTGGTCACGCTGACGATCGGAGACTGGCTCAGGTCGTTGAAGTCGTTCGGAACCTCGTACTGGTCATCGCCGAGATCGATCCTGACCTCGTTCAGCATCACCCTGTACGGCAACTGACCGATGACGGGTCCGACCGTGAGGCTGCTGCGGACGAACTGCCTGCGCTGGTCCTCGTCGGTCATCTCCGCATCCCAACCGTCCACTCCAATGGGAAATGATCGGTCGATGATCGAGATCGACTGCGATCCACCAAGGAACAAACGGCCTGACTTGGTGCGTGAAGTTCCTACATAAGAGGCTGATGTTGGTGCATAGATGTTCGGATCAGAAAACCGCTGCGGCCAAAACGAGTCCGTCTTGAGGTCGTAGTACAGGTGCAGGCTGGCATTCTCGACACCGCTGACCGACAGGAAGATCCACACGCCTTCTCGGTCAGGGTCGTAGCAGAGACACGGAAACACATCTCCGGCGTTTACGCTTCCTGTAAGCGATGACGCTGCGGTGCCGAGTTCAACCTTCTCGGCGGTGGATTCATCAGTCAGTCCACCTTCGGGTGTCTGCGTCTTCGAAGTCGCTCCGCTTGCGCTTCCCTGTTCCGTCGTAAGCGAGCGAAGGGTTCCACCCGCAAGGGAACTGGTTCCGCCGATGGCTGGAGTCCCGAAATCCAAGCGCATAAAGAACGAATCGAGCCGTCCCGCGCTCACGCGGTTTCCGCGATTGAAGTTGAAGTCGTTCGCGTTGATGAAGTACAGGCCGTCGTTCGCAAGGATGAACGCGCCCTTCTCCTGCGACTGGCAGTAGGCGCGCTGCCCTGCGATACCAATCGACTTTGTCAGGCTGACCAGCGCGACCTGTTCTTCGAAGATCGGATCCGTAGTGAGGAACGAGAATGAGTTGGTGCAGGCGAACATCAGTCCACTCTGCGCGAATGGGAAGATCGCGACGATCGGATCGCCGAGCGTTCCATATGCCGTGCTGACCGTGCCGCCGATGCCGCTCATCGCTCCGATAAAATCGGTCCCACTCCACCCGTCATCGGATGCGCCAGTAGCAGCCACCTTGTCAGGCGCGCAGGCAAACCACACATTCGGGGTCTTCTTGTAGCCCGACAGAACGACCCGTGCGCCCCATCGACAGATCAGGGTTGCCCGATTTCCAGCAGGGCTGACCGTGGGATCCGTGTGGTACGGACCCTTGTGCGTTCCAACCAAATCTCCCCAAACGGACACGCCAGTCGTGGTGTCGGTGAGCAGCACCTTCGTGTAGTTCGTGCCATCGACGAAATAGAAGTACTCGTTGAACTGGACTCCCTCGACGAGTCCAGTCGTGTTGAGTTTCTCCGTCGTTTGGCCGGGAAACACCGTCGCCGTAGCGGTCAGGTTCGACCGTGGATCGGCGTAGTAGATTTTTCCCGCGCGCACGAAGATGATCTTCTCGACAAGGGATCCGCCGATGTAGGCGCGAAATGTCCCCATGAACTGCACGCCGCCGAGGTTGTACAACTGCGTGCCGTTGCGCGTGCTGATCCGCGTGCGACCGTTCCAAACATCCGACGGCATCATGTTCAGGCACGACGGCGTCATGCCCTGCGGAACCGCGCTGAACTGCGCCTGCTCCGTGAAGCCCTTGAAAGGAAGTTGGACGGGGATGTGGGTCATCACGATCTACGGACAGCGACCATGATGATGGCCGTGCAGTCAACCGCTCCTACAGATGGTGCTGTGGAGTTGCTGAATGTCCTGCACCACGAGTTGCCGACATTTCCCGTTCCTACATTGTATCCGATGATGACTCCGTCCCATCTAGATCCAGCGTAAGCGCCATTGGGAGTCGCGGTTGCAGTTCCACCTCCGCCATTGATTCCCGAGATCGCCCATGTCGATCCACCGGGTGCGGTCAATGTCGTGCCGTTGTCGAGATTGGTCGCCTCGATGAACGCGAGATGGGAAAGCAGCGTCTGCCAGTTGAGCGCGTCGGTGAGTTGAGTTGGGTTTGCCACATCGATGATGCGGAAGTTGTTCATGTCCAACCGCTCATTCAGGGTCGCGCCCTTCCTGAAGATTGCAGCAAGAACATCAGCCGCACCGTTGTCAACAACCAACTGATCGGCACCTCCGGCGGCAAGCGCAACCTTGTCGGCTGCCGGGAAATAGATACCCGTGTTGGTATCGCCAGTAGTAGTGATGATCGGAGCCGAAACCGTTCCAGCCTGCACCGTGACGATGTCGGCGTTGGCGTTTCCGAGCGTGGTCGTGCCATTGACCGTGACATTGCCCGTCAGCGTCGAGTTCCCATCAACGGTCAGTCCGGTAGCCGTGTCCTTGAGCGTGATGCTCTTGGCAACGACATCGACGCCCTCGGTCGCGCTGACACCCCAAATGTTCTGCGGAGTCCAAGCCCTGTATGCGGTGTCGTAGATGCGTGTGAACGACTTCTGCGGCTGTGTTCCATCTCCGTCGGTCCACAGATGCTGAAGCACGACGGCACCGAACGCGAGGACAAGCATGTTGATGCCGCCGTCCGCCGCCTTGATGTCGATCGGAGCGGCGGGAACTGTTCCCGATGTGATTGACGCGATGCCAGCCCATCGGTACACGCCGGGAACGCGAAGGGACGAGTCATCGATGTTTGCGTTCGGGGATGAGAAGTAGGGCAGCGTGCCTCCGAGCCACGGAAGCGCCGTCCAGTTGCTCGACCCATCGCCGATCTTGATCTGCTTCAGCGTGGTGTCGAGGCCGATCTCGCCGACATCAAGGGTCGGAGGGGTGCCAGCATTCCAGTTCGTGGTCGTGTCGCGTCGGACTTGGATCTTCGCGGTCATTGTTCACCTTCCTCGACGAACCTCGGAGGCACGATGTACATGCCTTCAGGCAACTCGATGCTGTTGGCGGACAGGGTCCATTGACCGTCAACCAGCATCCACACCCGTCCCTTGATCCCCGGACCCAGTCGAATCGGGCTTTGATCGGGGATGAACACCGCCCTGCTTCCGCAGCCACTTGCGAATGCGAGCGCCGCCACGACGAAGACGATCACGATCCACATCAGCATCGACCGCCACGGAGCCACGCTCCATGCGACGCTCAAGGTACGACAGGAGGCCGAGGACGATCTGCGCGATGACTCGGTCGAACATGGCATCACTTCGCCCCAGCCTGCTCGCTGCTGACCTTGTTGTCGCGCGCGAAGATCAGGCCGAATCCAGCGATGCACGCGGCAACCACGGCAGTCCAGTCGGCGACGGTCGCTGGGTCGTTGTCGAAGGTCGCAGACAGCGCGCCACCAATGGCGACGAGAATGGCACCGATACCTGCAACCGTGGTGCGCCAAGACGGGATGAACTCGGTCATTACTTGCTCCTTTCAAGTCGATCCAGCCGTGCGGCCAGTTCGCGCAGACGCTCTGCGGTCTGCTGATCCGTGAGGTTGAAGCCGACCTGCGCCTTCGCGAGGTCGGAGACGATGCTGCTGAGTTCCTTGACCTGCTCGCTGGTCGTAGCCAACTGCTGATCCTTGCGGCCCATGTACATCAGCACCGTTCCGATGCCAATGCAGATCGCGACGAACTGCGCCCATGAGGCGATCAACTGCGAGTTTTTCTTCCCATCATCGGTCATTGCACGAATCCCCTGCGGTATCGAACTGGGTCGGAGACAAACGCCCCTGAACGGACGGGGTTCAGGCGACCGTAGTCTCTCTGTGCAATGCCATCCTTGATGGCGGCCGCGTTCCAAATCGGGCCGTTGTCGATCTCGATCAGCCGTGCCGCGAGACCCTCGTCTTCGTAGGCGACCGCGAACGCGCGGCAGTAGGCGATCAGAAGAGCCTCGACATACGGAGGAACGGGGATGTTGTAGGTGTCGGGGGTTACCGCATTCGTCTCGCCCGAGACGGCCGTCCAACCTGCGCGGTAGCGCATGATGATCGCGTCGGTCGATGTCGCCTGCGGGGTGGGGTAGATATCGAGCCGTGGGGCAGGGAACGCCGTTCCAGCCACGAGTGGGGTCACATCGTCCGACTGCGCCCACGGTCGGGAGAGGGCCGCGTAGTACACGCTGTCGAGCAGCGCGGGAGCCATGCTGTTGCGGAACAGTTCGATCTGCTCGGGGCTGGTCAACTCGACGCGCCAACCAAGTCCAGCCTTGGTCACGAGAGAAACGATCTCCTCGGCGTCACCGGGCATCGCGGCCCAGTTCTGATTGGCGATCAGCGAGACAGGGCGGCCCGTGCGCTCGCGGAACCGCCATTGCTTGGAGAACAGGTAGTTCCCAGCCTGATTGACGATCTCGGCGATGCGCTGATTCTGCGTGACACCGCTGACGATCGACGGCTGGCCGCCGAGCGCGAGGAGAATGTGCTGCTTGAGGCCACCGTAGGTAAGCATGGAAGCGGGGTGCCGTGGTTTCCCACGGCACCCCGAGAAGAGTTGTCAGATCAGGCCACGCCGCTTCCGAACAGAGAGAAGCCGCAGATCAGAACCTTGATCGTCGCCGCACCCGATGCATTCGTACCCATCGCGAGTGCGATGGGCGCGCTGCTGTTGACGGATGCGGTACTCGGAGCGGGTTCAAGGATCGCCGCTCCAGCGATCATGGTGGTGACGCCAGCGGTGGTGGTTCCGCTGATCTTGGCATCAACAAGGCCCGAAACACAGACCTTGCAACGCTGACCAGCGGTCGCAGCCTGCGTGACCACGGCCCAAATGCCGCCCTTCTCGGTGGTCGAGGAGGAACCTGCGACCGCCTTGATCACGACATTGAACGGGTTGGTCTTGTTGTCGGGATCGTTGAGCGCCGTGAGGTTGGTGTAGGTGCTGGTGTCGGCGAGATCGAACTTGACGAGGTCGCCGACAGCGACATCGACAGCAGCGATGGGCTGGACAACGATCTGATCGGCGGTGAGAGCGCCGAGGTTTCCTGTTGGAACGAGAATGCCGGGAATCATGTGTGTGTCCCTCCTTCGGGATCAGGTGAGATTGATCGGAGCGACAACGCCGTGACGCTGGCGGCTGTTGCAGAACAGGTTCGACCAGCAGTCCACGGGCTGGACATAGGTGAACGGCTGGTTCGGGTGACGGAGAACCTCGTGCTGCTTGAAGTAGCGGCGCGCGTGGAAGATCGGCGTGAGGTAGTTGCCGTTCACGAAGAAGTAGCGCGGAGCCTTGACGATGGTGTTCGTACCGTCCTCGGTACCGAAACCCGTGAACGCTCCAGCGGCAGCCGTCACGCCGTTGTAGCCAGTTGCGCTCTGAGTCACGGCGGCGCTGTGAGCAGGGAAGATCGCCGCGTTGTCGAGGTCCGAGCAGTAGGTGACATCGACGCCAGCGTATGCAGGGCTGTTGTAGGAAGCGTCCTGATACGAGACGAGGGTGTCGTTGCTGAGGCGGAGCGCGTTGCGGTAGTTCTGAACGCCCTGTCGGCTGGTGAGGATCATCTGCCGATTGAGGTTGTCGTTCTCAAAGTACTGCTGGCGAGTCGCCGGAGCCTCGTACTTCAGACGCATGAACATGACATCCATCGCGTTGAAGAGATTGCCGACCTGATGGGTGGTGGCGACCGCACCCGACGGACCCTGCTGCGAGTAGACGGTGTTGTTGGTCAGCGACTGGGCCGTGACCTTGCCCCAGTCAGGACCGAGAGGCGTCAGCGCATCGGTCTTGCAGTTGTACAGTTCCACGACATTGGACCAGCGGTTCTCCGTGAACGGAGAGATGCGCATGACCGTGTGGGCCGTGTTGGTGCTGGCCGTGTACGGAGCAGTACCACGACGGCCGAGAGCGCCGCCGAACTGCGTGGAGACCTCGCTGATGAAGTACGGAAGCGAGTACGGCAACTTGCCGCTCTCGTCCTCCATGCCCGTGACGGACGGGACAGCCCACAGATCCTCTTCGAATCCGTTGAGCATCGAGGTCCACATCCGCTGCTCCTTGATGCGCTTCAGCCGCTTGTAGGCGACCTTGGTGCTGGCAGCGGTCTCGCCCGTGTTGAGTTCGACCTCAGCGTCGGTCCACGACATGTGGTCGATGTGGAAGCGCCACGGCGCGCGCACATAGTCGGTGACCTGCGGGTTGCGCCACACGAAGGTGTCGTTCGGCTGGTAGTGGTCGTAGGTGCGCGAGTCATCGAACATGATGACATCGCGGATCTCGGTACCACCCTGAATGG